ATACATAAATACTATAATCACTAATTGATCTCTTGTCAAGAGGTATAAAAAGAAAAAGTTATGGATAGTCAAATTTTACTAGGGATCGTTAACGGTCTGTCAAGCTTAGTAAAAGACGCTGACTATATATCACTTGCGATGCTGGGAGGAACTGCATTCATTATCTATGAATGTGCAACTTTATCTACTTACCTTAAGCGTGTAGCTACTCGTAAGACGAAGAAGTTTGCAAAGGATTTTCCATCACTCATTGATATGAACAGTCGTGTTCTTACCAAGCTTAGACATGCTAAGTCTGAATTAAATGCAGACAGAGTTGCAGTTGTTCAGTTTCATAACGGGTGTCAGAACCTGTCTGGTATTGACTTTGCAAAGATGTCCTGTACACACGAAGCTGTTCGTCCCGGCCTTAAACCGGCACAAGCTGATTTCTTAAACCTGCCTGTGTCTGCTTTCTCATATCTTACTAACGCTGCTTTTGGTGTAGAGCCTAAAGTAATCATGAACATTGAACGTCTGCGTAAGTTTGATATGTCTACATATACACTGCTGAAGTCACACAAAGCTGTGTCTTTTGCTCTTACTCCTCTTGTGTCTGACGACCAAGATGTCTTTGGTTTCATTATCGTAGAGTTCTGTAAGATCCGTGAAGACATTACTTCTGGTGACTTCCAATTCCTTTTAAAGACATATGCAGAGAAGATAGCTACCCTGCTTGACCGCTCTGACTTAGGTGACCTTGATGAAGAAAGACTCTATAAAGCCCCTTCTGAAGAAGCCTAGTCCTTCTGTAGTTGTTCCTGATGGTAAGGGATGTACCAAGGGAGACGAACTTCTTCGTCGTCTTCGCTTTGAATTTGGGTACGATCCTATCAAGGAACTTGTGCATTTGGCTAGGTCTGCTAAGACCAACAGCACAGAGAAGATTAAGATCGCCTCTGAACTGCTGAGCTACTACCAGCCGAAGATGAAAGCTATGGATTTCAATCCGAATGCTGGTGAAGTTATTAACGTTAACATCTCTTTCCCTGACGAAGAAACTGCTCCTGCGGGACTTAAGGATCTGGTGAAAGAAACCGCGTAAGGACTGTCATGGAAATCAACTACCAAGTCCTGCCCACGTTTGCAAAGATTCATCATGACCCTAATCCTTTTCTGTTCGTGATGGGGCCAGTGGGATCTGGCAAGTCCTCTGGTTGTATCTTTCAAGCGTTCTTTAATGCTATGCGTCAGAAACCAGACGAGCATGGAGTCAGGCACAGCAGACACCTTGTTGTCCGCGCAACGTACCCGGCCCTAAAGTCAACCACCATTAAAACGTGGTTGTCATGGTTTAAAGACAAGATCACTATCACTTATTCTACCCCCATCATTGGCAGGATTAAGTATCCTTTAGCTGATGGTACGACCGTAGATATGGAAGTCGTATTCATCGCTGTCGACGATGATAGATCTGCTGAAAAGCTTCGTTCGTTGGAAGTGACCTCTGCTCATTTGAACGAAGCATCTGAACTTACAGAAGGTACCTTTCAGCTTATCAAGACGCGCTTTAAGCGTTATCCTGCTATGAAAGACGGCGGCCCGGTCAGGCCATTCATCATACTTGACTACAACGCCGTAAGTACCGAACACTGGTTATATCGCCTTGCAGAGGAAGACAAACCAGAAGGACATAGTTTCTACCGTCAACCTCCGGCTATGCTTAAGGTTGAAGGTAAGTATGTCCCTAATCCTGAAGCAGAGAACCTCGCTAACCTTGACAAAGACTACTACGAAACCATGTGTCTGGGTGCAGACGATGACTTTATCAACGTCAACGTACTCAACAACTATGGTGAAGTAAAGCGAGGTAAGCCTGTTTATAAGGATTACAGTGACCTTGAACACCATGTTGATGAAGAAGTGCTTCCTCTTCGTGGTGTACCTGTTGTCATAGGAATGGACCAAGGATTAACTCCTTCTGCTGCTTTCACACAACAAGCTCCAGACGGTACAGTTATTGTGTTTGATGAGATCTGTACAGACAACTGTTCACTTAAAGAGTTCTGTGAAGAACATCTTTGGCCTAAGATCACGTCTAAGTATCCTTGGATTGTAAATAACTTTAGAGTTGTGTGTGACCCTGCTACTTCACAGCGGTCAATGAACGACGCTAAGTCTGGCATGGAGATACTGAAAGAATGTAATCTTCCTGTCAAGTTAGCTAAGACAAACAATTGGACTCCTCGCTTTGAAGCCGTTGCTCAGTTCCTCCGTTTGAAGGGTAAGTTCAAGCTTGGTCCTCAGTGCATAGCCTTAAGAAAGGGCTTTGTGTCTGAGTACAAGTACGCTGAGTCTAAGACTGTTAACGGTGTTCTCTACAAAGCATCTCCTGTCAAGAATGAGTTCTCTCACATTCATGACGCCTTGCAGTACGCAATGATGGAGTACGTGCATAAGCGAGAGAAGAAGTTCTTGTTTAATACACAACGTAAATATCGTGCTGCTAGCCAGATTGGAGGCTACTAAAAATCATGACTGAAAAAGATTTTTTCGGTTCTGGAACTGTAATCGACTCTGCCGATGACAAAGATGTACAGGACTTTCTCTCGGAAGTTTCTGACAAGATGCAGGTAGATGAAGATTCCGGTGCAGAAGATACCGAAGGTGCGTCTGAAACGCCCCAAGGTCTGGCTGCATTTGTTCGTGAAGCGTTTGACCGATCGGACAGTGCACGTAAGACTATTGAAGAGAAGTGGTTGAACGCCCTTCGTCAGTACAAAGGTATCTACTCTCCTGAAGTTCTTGAACGTATGGACCCTCTACGTAGTAAAGCTTTTGTTCGTATGACAAGAACTAAGGTCAAGACTGTTGACAGCCGTCTGTCTGACCTGCTGTTCCCTGCGAACGGAGAGAAGAACTGGGGTATTGAGCCTACGCCACTGCCGCAGTTTAGCAAGAAGAAAGAAGCTGCTATCCTTGAAGTTGTTTCTCAGGACCAAGGTAAGCAGATTAGCCCTGAAGAACTCTATGTTCTTATGCAGGATGAAGCTAAGAACCAAGCTGGCAAGATGTCTAAAGTCATCGAAGATCAGCTTGCTGAGTTGAAGTACCGTGAGATTATGCGTGATGTCATGCATTCCGGTAATCTGTATGGTACTGGCATCCTTAAAGGGCCTCTTGTTTCTATCTCTGAAAACCGTCAGTACTATAAGAAGGAAAAGAATGGAGACAAAGAGAAGTGGATACTCTGTGATTATGACTCCATCACGCCTTTCATCGAGAACGTCCGCATATGGGATATCTATCCGGACATGGAAGCTACTTGCCCCTCCGAATGTAGATACATCATTCAGCGACGGAAGATGGATAAGCACGATGTCATCGGTCTCGGAAAGAGATCAGACTTCAATGGAGATTTAATCTCTACGTATGTTGCTGAGAATCCTGAAGGTGACTATCAGAAGAAGGACTTCGAGAACCAGCTGACCTCTATGGGTGATGTGATCGACAGCGGTGTTGCTGATGCTGCTCACTCTAAGAAGTACGAAGTGTTTGAGTTCTGGGGTTTCGTAGATGCTGATGATCTGAATCAGGTGGGTGTTGAAATTCCCGAACGTATGCAGGGTCAGGTAGAGCTGGCTGCAAACATTTGGGTGCTTGGTAACCACGTCATTAAAGCGTCTCTCATGCCTATGGAAGGCGTTAAGTGGCCTTACTTCTTCTACTACTATGACAAAGACGAAACCTCCATCTTTGGGGAAGGTATTCCGTCTATTATGTCTGATGTTCAGGAGCTGATCAACAGTGCGTTCAGAGCTATGCTGGACAACGCTGCTATCTCTGCTGGCCCTCAGATTGAAGTAAACCTTGACCTTATGTCGGAAGACGAAGATCCTCGTGATGTCTATCCGTTTAAGGTATGGATGCGTACAGGTGAAGGAGCTGATGCTGCCAATCCTGCTATCCGTGTCTTCCAGCTTCCCAGTTATACTACTGAATTTGAACGGATGATTGAACTCTTCCGCAGCTATGGGGATGAAGTTACTTCTATTCCTCGTCAGATGTGGGGAGAACCTTCTGGTGCTGCTGGTCGTACTGCTTCTGGCCTGTCTATGTTGATGGGTTCTGCAAACATTACGATCAAAGATCAGGTTAAGAACTTTGATGATGGCATCACTAAGCCGTTTATTTCTGCTATGTATCACTGGAACATGAAGTTCAATAGTGACTCTGATATCAAGGGTGACTATGCTGTTCAAGCTCGTGGTACTTCGTCTCTTATCGCTAAGGAGATCAGAGCACAGAGTCTGATTAACTTTGCGCAGATCACTAACAATCAGGTTGACCTTGGCACTGTCAAGCGTCCGAGCATTATCCGTTCGATCGCTGATGCCCTTGATCTTTCTGATGACAACTTGGTGTACACTGACAAGGAGATTGAAGTTCAGAAGCAGCAAGAGCAGAAGCAAGCTCAGGAAGAACGTCAGTGGATGACCGACATGGTTGAGACTGCACGGTCTGAAGGTGTTAGCCCTGCGGCTTTGATTGACAGTCTGAGACAGCTTCGTGAAGATATGTCTCTGATTAGTCAGCCTGAACAAGCATATCCTCAGAGTTAATATGATTGATACACCACTTAACGGTAGGCGTGTGAGCTTGGAGAAATCCTTCAGGCTCACGGCCAACGCCGACCTACAAAAAAATATAGTTGCTTACCTGAAGGTTCTTAGAAGCCAACGGTACAGTAAGTTACTAAGTCCTGATAATACAGATAACGTAGACCGACTTATCGGTGAACTACGTATGGTACAAAAGCTCTTGGATGTACTGGAACTTGGGAGCGAGCCCCTTTCGGATAACTTGCTCATGAGCCAAGCCAGTTAGGACTTAGGGTATTAACCCTCCCTAACTTAGTTATAAAAATATGAACGATCAGAACAACAAAGATTTCAATGAAGCCTTCGACGAACTTGCGAAGTCTTACGAAGATCCCTCTAAGGCAGAGCCTTCGTTTGATGATTTCCTGAGTGAGCCTGAAGATCCTTCCGAAGAAGAAAACGTCGTGAGCCAGAATGATGACGACGAAGTTCAGCCTGCAGAAGAACTGGAGCAAGAACAAGAAGCTCCTGTTCAGAATAAACAACAGACCACTGAGCTTCCTCTGAATTATAAAGAGCTTTATGAAAAGGCAAAGCGTGACGCTGAAGCACAGAATGCTCTGTGGGCTAGCAGACTCACAGACCTGTCTCATAAGTATCAGGAACTCAAAGAGACAAAGAATACGCCTGCACAGACTAAGGAAGATCCAGATGAACTTCCTGAAAATGTGAAGGAACTCTTTGAGATTCATCCTGAAATTGCTAATGCAGTGAAAACGCTTGTTGACACTAAGGTGTCTGCTGTTAAGAAGAACGTTGAGACTGAGCTTAAGACTCGGGTTGAACCTATTCAGCAGCAGATCTTCCAGTCCGAAGCGGATAAACATTTCAGTACTATCCGTGCTGCCCACCCCGATATCAGTGCGATATTGGACAGTGGTGATCTCTTTACTTGGATTAACTCTCTGCCTCCTGTGATGCAGAACGGTGCTAAGTATGTGTATCAGTACGGTACAGCACAGGAAGTTATCTCTCTTCTGGACGACTACAAGTCTGCTCGTGGCGTTAACAAGCCACAGATGACTAGGGCTTCTTCTCCTCGGGTGCAGACAAACCCTGCGTCTGAGACTGAAGATATTGTTAAACAAGTGCTCGCTGCTATGGCAGTTCGTACTGGCAAGGAACCTATTGATATAAGCAATAAGCCTAAAGCCAAGCCTCGTGAGAAGTCTTTTGATGAACTTGCTCGTGAGTATGAACGTAGCAGAAGGACGCGCTAAACTCGTTTTTGAAATTAGGAATTATATCTAATGGCTACTCCGAATACTATCATGCATACTGGTGCTACCAGTTCTTCTACTGATGGTACTCTTAGCACGATGGCTAATGTCTATGTCGTTGCTAAGATGCTCATCCGTGCTCTTCCCTACCTCGTGTTTGAAAAGTTTGGTCAGGCTTATCCCCTGCCGACCAAGAGCACGAAGACCGCTAAGTTCCGTCGCTTTGAATCTCTTGATGCCACGCCGAAGGAACTGACCGAAGGTGTTACGCCTACTGCTCAGACCTTCTCGGTTACCGACATTGAAGCCACTGTGCATCAGTATGGTAACCTCGTGACCATGACCGACGTTCTGCTCGATACCAACGACTCCCCTGTTATGGAACAGGTTACGCAGATCGTGGGTGAACAGGCTGCGGAAACTGTTGAAAACATGCGTATCGGTGTCCTGCTCGGTGGTACCAACGTTGAATATGCGAACGGTACTGCTCGTAATGAAGTGAACACGCCTATCTCTCTGCCTCTGCAGCGTCGCATTACGCGTAAGCTGAAGAACCAGAAGGCTCGTTTCCTGACCGATAGCATTAAGTCCACGCCTCGCTTCTACACTGAATCCATCTCTCCCTGCTTCGTGGCTGTCTGCCATCCCGACTGTGAAGCTGACATCCGCTCGATGCCTCACTTCCAAGACGTGAAGGACTACGGCAATACGTCTCCGTGGGAAAATGAAATCGGTGCTGTTGAAGGCGTGCGTTACCTCTTCACTACTCTGATGAAGAGCTGGCCGGATGCTGGTGGTGCTAAGACGAATGCTGCTGGTGACACGATGGTTTCTACCACCGGTACCAAGGCTGACGTTTACCCCATCCTCTTCCTTGCGAAGGATGCCTATGGTCTGGTGCCCCTGAAGGGTGCTGAGTCTCTGACTCCGGTGATCATCAATCCTTCTCACACTGAATCTGACCCGCTCGCTCAGCGTGCCCATGTTGCTTGGAAGACCATGCAGACCTGCGTGATTCTCAATCAGGCTTGGATGGTTCGCGCTGAAGTTGCTTGTACTGCGTACTAAGCCTTGACCCATATGGGGAGAACAACTACTCTTGGGGTTCTCCCCTTTCTCGTATCTAGCTCTGCTACACCTAGCTCTACAAACTAAATTTTAAGGTATATTCTTTATGGCTAACACTCCTGTTTTTACTGACACCGATCTCAACTCTGCTTCTGATATGCAGATTCGGGATATGCTCTTTGAACGTGGCCTGCACATTCCGTTGACGGAAGATAACAAACTTATTCGTAAGCACGCTGTTCGTCTGTTGATGGATTGGAGACAGGATCATGCTGGTGTTGACTCGACTGCACGTAAGTGCCGGGTTATCTTTCATACGTCTTCTAATCCTTCTGCTGGCCCTTATGTGTTTGCTTCTGTGAACAGTAAGAACTTCCAAGCTCCTTATGGTAAGGAAGTGATTGTTCCTGAATACATGCTTCGTGAATGCATTGACCGTGCGTACACTACGTCTTATCAGACGCAGCAGGATGAGTTCGGTCGGCAGTCTACTGTTGAAGTTCACATTCCTACGTATCCCTATACGTTCCTTGGTTATGTTGAGGAACAGGCTGATGGGACGGAAGAAGTGGTTCCCACTCCTGAGCAGGTTGGTAAGATGGAAGCTGATGCTCTTGACATTCAGCTGACGATGCCTGTGAAGCGTGGCCCCGGTCGTCCGCGTAAGAATAGTTAGTCTAACATTTTGCTTACTTGAGGGTAATAATGAAAGTCTCTGATATCATAAATAGAGTAACTCTTTTGTATAATGATATGGACTATGTTCGACTCTCAAAGCACCAGTACCTTGAGTTTCTTGACGATGCTATCAATAAGCTGATCATGATGCGTCCTGACGTATGGGTTAAAACTGACGTAGTGAAGTTGAACCCCGGTATCCGTCAGACTATTCCTGCTGATGCTTATGCTCTCATTGACATCTATTGTAACGCTACAAAGGAAGAGGATAACACCTTTACGTTCGGTGAACCTGTGTTTCAGGTAGAACGTAGAGATCTTGATTACTTCTCTGACTGGAGACGAACTACTCCTTCTGATGTTGTCTACGAATTTGTGTATGATCGTAAGACTCCTCGGCAGTTTCTTGTTAACCCTCCGGTAGCAAAAGATAAAGATGTCTATGTAGAGATGGCTTACTCTGCACCATATGTTTCTTTTGCAGAAATGGATGACGATGATGTTGCTATGCAGCAAGAGTTGCAACTTATAGGCAACTATCGTGGCCCTATTGTAGACTATATGCTGTACCTTGCGTACAGTACTGATAGTACTTCTGCAAACGACAGGCAGATTGCACAGCAGTACATCCAATCTTTCTATCAGTCTTTGGGTCAGGAGTATAGTGCTTCTGTGATTGCTATGCCGAAGATTGATGAGCTACCTACGAATCTTGGGGAGGCACAGCCAAACAATGATTGATCATTTTAATAGTGCTGTTTGGGAAGACTTCTTTAAGTACGTGCGTCCTGATGTGCATGGTTGTCCTGTAGCTATGGTGAAAGAAGCTCTGCGAAACGCATGTATTGAGTTTTGTGAGAAGTCTCTTATTTGGCAGCAAGAGATCTACTGTGGAGATCTTGTTAAGGATGAGCCTAGGTATGGTATCAATATCATAGGCAAAGACACTACGCTTGTGATGCCTGTTACTGTTACTATCCGTGACGCTGGCGGAGATCAACTTCGTCAGTTTCAGGTAGAGAAAACGAACAGGCAAGACCTTGACTCGTACTCTCCTGATTGGCGTCTGCGTAAGGATAAGTATCCTAAGTACTTCTACATGGAGAATCCTAATGTGATGCGCCTTGTAGGCGTACCTACGGAAGACATTCCTGAAGCGTTACATATGCTTGCTGCTGTGAAGCCTACACGAGAAGCTGATGAGATCCCTAAGTTCCTGTATACGGACTGGGCTGAGACCATTGCTGCTGGTGCACTTGCTTACTTGCATAGTCTGTCCGGTAGAGTTTGGTCTAAGCCTAACCTTGTGAACTACTATATTCGCAAGTTTCGTGCGGGTATCTCTCGTGCTAAGTCTAAGGCTTATAAGTCTTGGGTTGCTCAGTCAAAGACGATGCTCCCCATTAAACATAAAATTTTCTAAAAGGAAATAACATGTCTGGTTTTAGTACTTACCTTGACAACAAGATTCTTGGTCATGTGTTTAACGGTACCACCTATGCCACTCCGGCTAAGTACTGGGCTCTGTTCACGTCTGCCAAGGGTTTGACAGATAACGGCTCTGCTAAGGATGAAGTTACGGGTGAAGGCTACGCTCGTGTCGAAGCTGCTAATAGCGCTTTTACGACGCCTTCTGCTGGTGAGGTGAAGAATGCGAACAATATTGAGTTCCCGGTTGCTATCTCTAACTGGGGTCGTGTGACGCATGTTGCTCTCATGGATGCGTCTACGGGCGGTAACGTTCTGGCTTGGGGTGTTATTCGTAACCCTTCAACGCTTGATGAACGTCCGCGTGATGTAGATGCTGGTGACCAGTTCATCATCCGTGCTCAGACTTCGAGTATTCGTATTGCTGACAGCACCACCGTGTAAAAAGTTATCTGAGGTAGGTAGACAATGGCACTATTAAATCCTGTTAACGGGATGCTTGTCAACACTACCTTGATAAACGCAGGCACCCCTCAGCTTGGTGCTGTTAATGCAGACGTTATTGTCAGTCTGCTTACACAAGGTAATGTCATTACGACAACTAATGTAACTGTTAAAGCTATCGCAGACTTTCTAGCTGACTCAACTGTACGTCTTCAGTCTAACGCAGCCCCTATGTGGTCTGAAGTTAGCATGACTAACAGAGACATAGAGCATGTTAATCCTGTCACAGACGTAGGAACTAGCATAGTATCTCGTGTTATCATGGATGATCTTCCTTTTGATATCATTATCAGGGGTGTTCTAATAGAAGCAGTCACAGACATGGAGGCTAAGCAGCTTGTAGGTAGAATAGGTGTTACTTCCATTAAAGCGGTTGCGCACATGGATGACACTGAAGCTGACATCATTCAGCGTGCTTGGTTCTGTGAAGCTGAGACGGACATGGTTGTTCCTGTGGTAATTGGTCGGCTCGGTGCTGTTGAGATCGAAGCTGTAGCAGAGCCTAAGCCTTGGGCTAATGTTATCTCTAAGAACGCAACGAGCATAGAAGCTAACCCTGAATGGCCTGTAGTAGATGTCATACTTAAGGTCGGTGATGCTATCAAGCTTGCTGACTGTAACTGTGGCTGTCCTGTATATGGGTCTAATCTTACTTTCCCTCCAGAAGGATGTGACATAAATGGCAATTCAATTTGCAAATAATGCTGCGACGACACTTTTTAGCTCAGTGACTGTATCTGATGCGCAGATTGTCGTCGCTCCGGGAGGAGGTGCTTTGTTCCCAGCAGCTGGGGGTAGTAACTATTTCATGGTGACAGTGGTTGATAATACAACCGGTCTTCTTGAGATCATGAGAGTTATTAACCGTAGTGGTGACACTTTCACTGTGGCTCGCGCACAGGAAGGTACTACCGCCAGAGCTTTTCCTACCGGTAGTCCAGTAGAACTCCGCCTTACTGCCCAGTCTATTTTTGATGTAGTTGGTTCAGTGATTCCTCGCGGCATCATCTCAATGTGGGCTGGTGGTGTTAATGATATTCCCACAGGGTGGGCTTTATGTGACGGTAACAACGGTACACCTAATCTTTCAGACAGGTTTATCGTCAGTGCTGGACAAAGTTATGGTGTGGGTGCCACCGGTGGTAGTGTGACACAAACACCTTCTGTGTGGACGAATGCAGCTGGTACTGGTGTTCAGGTAGCAGGTACTACTCTTACAATAGACCAGATGCCTTCCCACAATCACATGCTGCTTATATACCAAGGTGGTGAATCTGCTGGTGGTAGATGTACCAACTATGGTGGAAGAGCCTATATTCAAGGTGACACCTGTCTTCCTGCTGGTGGTAATCAACCTCACTACCACGGTGTTACTGACAATGGTCACGCACACACGGCGGGTGCTAGTGCGATCGATGTTCGTCCCCCTTACTACGCACTTGCGTTTATCATGAAGCTGTAGGAGTAACACATGGCTATTCTCTTTAAAAACAATGCTGCTTCTACACTTACCTATAAAATGACAGACGCACAAGAAGTAATGTATGTAGCAGATGCTTCTGTGTTTCCTGTTATTACGCCTGATTCAGGTGATGTGTTTAGGCTTACTCTTGTTGGTGAAAATACCTTAGAGATTGTAGAAGCTTTTGAGGTATACAACCCAGAAGGTAAGCAAGGCTTTAAGATTAGGCGTGCGCAGGAAGGCACTACTGCACAGGCGTGGCCTGTAGGTACTCGTGTAGAACTGCGTATCACTGCTGGTGCACTTGACTCCTTTGTTCCAACGGCAGTACAGATTGCTAAAGACAACGTGGATGCAATTGGCGTTGCTTCCACCACGAATGTTGGTTTTGCTGGTGTAGATGGTCAGACCACACAGGCTAACTCTGATGGTGTAGTTACTGCAAAGGACGTGGCGATTGGCGGGGATCTTGCGGACTTAGCAACCGCACGAGGACAGCTTGGTCCTGCAAAAGAGCTTGGTAGTGATGTAGACTATAATACAGTTACTGAAGCAGGCTTTTACTTGATCAATGCAACGGGTGGTGTGAACGGACCACTTAAGGGAAGTGCTGTCTACCTGCATGTTTTCTACAGTAAAAAGAATGGACTGACAAAGAATCTGTATCAGATAGCCTACGCCTATTCAACTACAAGAGACCGCGTGTTCGTTAGGCAGTATCGCACAGCGAGCAAGGACTGGTCTTCTTGGTCAGAGATTTTATCGTCTGCAAGCATAGGTGATGGTATTCGTATCAACAACGGCATCATCTCTGTACCTGAGTATGAAGGTGCCACGGCATCGACAGCTGGAACGTCTGGTCTTGTTCCACCTGCAACTGCTGGTGAACAGGAAAGCTTCCTGACTGGTGGTGGCGAGTACAAGCCTGCCCTTTCAACTAAGGGTGGTTTGTTGACAGGCAGTATGCAAATTAATGACACTGCGAATGTAATTAGTACAGCACCTGCTGCTAATACTGACCAAGGTTTGTTTCTCGCTGACAAGAACGGCGTAGTCATGGGTGGGTTTGACACCGTCCAACGTGCTGCTGACAACGTGAAGTGGACACAGCTCTTTTCAAAAGGCAGCACAGGGAACATCGCCTCTCTTGCTGCTGTGGCGCATGAAGACGGCACAAGCGAACTTGTGACGTATAACCCTCTTGTAATCAAGAACATTCAGTTAACAGAAGTTGACGACAGTGGCAACAGAGTGTTCGTGCTTGGCGGGGATCGCAGCAACCAAGGTCACACCTTCCGTTTTTCCCCTGACACTGGAGAAGTATACATGGATGGTCGTGTAATACACGCAAAAGCTGATTCAGCTGTGTATGCAGACTCCGCCGGTAGTGCTCCAGCAAACGGTGGTATAGCACACAGTGCACGTTGTCTGCTTCTAAGTGGGAGCCTTGATGGCTACTTCTACTATGATGGCCAAGGAGGTCAGCCCACATGGCTGTGGGGAACTAATGACGGCTCTAGCACACGTGTATACAATCCTTCCAACTTTAGTGTGAACTACGCCAACTCCGCAAACTATGCCAATAGTGCAGGTAGTGCTCCGGCGAACGGTGGTACATCATGGGCTACAACTGTCACACCTAATGCAGTCTGCGGTGGTGGCAGAGTAGTACCCGAAGGAGGGAGTTGGGCTGTCATCTATATCAGAGAGCAGATGGTTTATGCCCAAGTGTACGCCGGGGGAACTACTCTTGGCAGTAATCAAAACATACTTTTTGCCATTCGAGTATCCTAAATACTTGGGAGGATATTGTGGAACGCTACAAAAATATTATCCACCGCCCTTTTGATGACTCGTATGTCATCACGAAGAACGATATGCCTTACCACGTTCCGAACAATGACGACTTTAAGGAAGAGTGGGACAAGGTCCATGCCTACGCTATAGCACACCCTGAGTGGGTGACTGAGGAGCAGCCATACACACCTCCTGTACCAACGTTTGAGGAAGCTAAGGCGGACAAACTTATCGAAATCAACATGGCTGCTGACAAGACTATGGCTGCTCTTATATCAACATACCCCGAGCGGGAGATCAGCACGTTCGATAAACAGGAAGCTGAGGCTCGTGCCTATATAGCTGACCCTGAAGCTCCAACTCCGCTTCTTTCAGCACTGGCTAAAGCACGAGGCATCAGCATGGATGAACTCGTAAAGCGGGTAATCGCTAAGGCCGATGCTTTTGCTGCTGCTTCTGGTTATATCATCGGTCAGAGGCAGGCACTGGAAGATCAGCTTGATACGTGCAAGACGCTGGAAGAGGTGCAGAGCATCGTCGTCATTATTTACCCGCCGAAGGATATGTAAGCATGACCTATGGAAAGCGAACCTTGATCGCTATTGATCAGCTCTTCAACGCACTCCTTGGTGGCTGGCCGGACGAGACTCTGTCCTCACGCTGCTATCGTTGGTCGCGGGATGGGGTAAGGACGTGGCCCTGCAAGTTCGTAGACGGACTGTTCTTCTGGCAGAAAGAACACTGCAAGAGCAGCTACGAAAGCGAGAAGGAAGGGAGACAGTTACCCCCAGAGTTGCGTCCGCTTAGTGCAAAACCTGCTGGTCAATAACACTATGTAGAGGACATTATGAAACTAACATTCCAACAGTTTAGCGGGGTTGCTCCTCGTATAGCTCCACGGCTTTTACCCGCTACTCTTGCACAGGAAGCTCTCGACGTTAAGCTGTGGAGTGGAGAGCTTCGACCCCATTATGCTGACGAGATTCTTCAGTATATCCCTAGTAGTATTCAAACCATCTATAGGTACAAGTGGAAGAACAGTAGCGATCGTTGGTTGATGTGGAATAGACCCACTGATGTAGTTAAAAGTCCTGTATATAACGACGATAACAACCGCATTTACTTTACAAATGAAGGTGGTTTCTTTGTAACAGATAGTTCTCTTTTGCTAGATCAAGACTATAACACAGGTTATATCCCCGAAGGGTCTTGGTATCATACAGCCATCCCTCAACCGGGACAGTCTGACATCTGGGTATCTGGAGGCACAGGTTCTGGTGACATTGAGTCTAGGTCATACGTCTATTGTTACGTTAGGCAGTGGCCTGACGGTACTATAGATGTAGGTAAGTCTAGTGGTCCCTTGAAGAATCTTAACGATAGATCACGCTATACTGTTGATGTTCGTCCGGGACAGACTGTTACTATGTCTATAGAAGAACCACTATTGACACACCATAACGGTGCAGTTAGAGGTATCAATAAGATCTATATCTATAGGTCTGAAATTACTTCTGCTGGCCAAGCTGTATACAGTTATGTAGACCAGTTTGATGTTAATCTTGAAAGGGTTACGAATAATCCTAATGCTGTTTGGAAGACTAACTATTACGAGTACACTGACTCTAAACCAAACACTGCTCTGGGTGAGGCTTGTCCTTCTATTTACTGGGATCCTCCAGTAGATGGACTCAAAGGTCTTGTCTCTTTGCAGAATGGCTTGTTCGCAGCTTACAAAGATTCTACTGTGTATGTGTCCGACTGGAATGCTCCACATGCATGGCCCTATGAACACAGTGTGACGATTGACTACCCTATCGTAGGTCTTGGTTCTTTTGGTAATACGATTGTTGTTTGTACTGAAGCAACTCCTGTGCTGATCGTTGTGCAAGACCCAACGAATCCTACCGTTAAAGCTATCCAAGAGAACTGTCCTTGTGTGTCCGCTGATTCTATTGTGAACACACGTAATGGTGTTATCTTTGCTAGTCAGAATGGTTTGGTGTTGATCAACAGTACGAGTCCTACTTGTATTACAGAGAAGCTCATTACTCAGGACGAATGGTTGCCTTTGCATCCTGAATCACTGAAAGGTGCTTTTCTAAACAACACCTACTATGGAATCTTTACTAATCCTTCAGACAAAGCAACTGGTTTTGTCTTTGACTTAGACAGTTATACATATAGCACGGTGTACAACAGTGTCGTTTCTTCAGGCTTGGTCTTTACTACGCAGCCTGCAAAGATTCTTTACAACGACATTGAGCAGTCACAGCTGTTTATATGTTATCCTCTTGAGGATAGTTCAAGGTATAGCTTGTGTTCTTTTGCTTCAGACTCTCGCCTGAACAAGTCTTTTAGATGGCGTTCAAAGATTAACACTAGTGCACAAGGTTTGTTTAATCTGAGCGTGGCTCGTGTTATGATGACACCATCAGTTTCTGTAAAAGAACGTGAGCCTATCAAGGGAGATAAACTTAAGAGGTCAAGCTTCGCAGACCGCATTCTTGATGGTGAACCAATCAACGGTTGGTGTAATAGTGCACACAAACTTGATCTGGCAGACAACACAGTGTTTAACTACTATGTCGATGGTGAGCTTAAGTATTCACGAGAAGTAAAAGACTCTAAGCCTTTCCGTCTCCCTTCTGGTTTCAGAGGTGAGACTGTTGAAGTAGAGATTAAGTCGAATGCTTACATACATTCGATTACTCTTGCTTCAAGTATGGGAGAGCTCGTAGAAGGAGAAAGCAAGTAATGGCTACTGCAAAACGAATACAGCTTTCTGATGTACCTTACACAGAAGATCGAGGTACCTACGAGTATCTTACGTCTGTCAATGCTGCTCTTGCTTCTTTGCAACAGCAGGTGAGTGCACTTAACGAACGTGTTAACAAGGAAGGTGTTACTGCTGGTGGTGACACTACTAATGGCTGGTATGTTAAGTTCCCTGACGGCAAAGTATTGCAAGGTAAGTTTTTTCCAGCACCGGGTGCATACGATATAACATGGACATTTCCTATTGCTTTTATAGATAGAGCGGCTTATTGTGTGTCTTGTACTCCCGGTAATTTTTCTTATCCTAGTATGTGTCAATGTATAGAAAGAACAAATAACACGGCTAGGTTTAAGATACATAAAACGGATGGTTCTTCAGTAACTGACAGTGCTTACCATGTTATGGCTTTTGGGAGGTGGAAGTAAATGAACAACTACGGATACTTCCCTACGTACACTACAATGCTGCCTCTCTATCAAACAATGATAGGTAGCTATGGTTTAGGTGGTATCGGCACCCAGAAGAGTAAGTCTAGTCGTAACAAATGGTACGACATGCAAGACCGTTTCTCTGGCCAACAGTCTTCTTCTGACAATGAGAAGGCTAACAAAGGTACTACTCTAGGCAAAGAGTTTACTAGCAATAGAGACGGTGGCGGTGGTCGTGACGGCTTTAGTGGCGACTCCATGAGTGGTTCTAGTAAGGGCAATGATGCTGGCTCCCCTAACAGAGGGCATGGCTTCACTGACCAGCAAGCTATGGACGCTGCTATTAGTGGTCTTAGCACGATGGGTATAGACGCTGCCACTAAGACTGGGATGGCTCTCGCCTTGGACGCACCTGTTAACGTTGCTATGAACTTCGGCTTGTCTGGTCTGCCTAGTGGTCTTGCCAATACTGTTGGTCAAGTAGCTGCTAAGTCTTTTGGTATGACGACAGGCACAGTACCGGGAGCTATGATTGGTGGTCTGCTTGGCTCCCTTGCTGGACCTATTGGTGGTTTGCTTGGTGGTCTTATAGGTCCTACGATTGGTGGCTTGGTTGCTGATGCCCTTAACATGCGTGATGAAGAAGTTACGCGTGACGCCCTTGAAGATGCCATTGGTCCGATCACTGGTCGTCAGATTGGTGCAGCTTACGCTAACAACATTGCTACGCACAATGAGGACTTTGCTACGATCAACGACATGACCCTTGCTGAAGCTCTCAATGATGCCATCTCTGGCTCTAAGTCTATGAGTCCTGCTGAGAAAGCCAATGCAACTGCTGCGGTAAACAACTCCATCGGTCTGGCTAATCCTACTTCTTCTTGGGGTAGAGATCTGGTTGGTCCTGTTGCTGCTACCTACGCTGGTGCTATGGCTAGTCTTGGTGATCTTGGTGCGGACACTGGCTCCGCTAATGCTGAAGGTCCTGACCCAGTGGGTGGCTTTGCAGAGACTGGGCAGTTTGGTGGCCTTGATAAAGACCAAGGTGGCTTTGGCACAGGTGTTGGTGGACCTACTGGTGGCGGTGCTATGTCACACGGTAAGTCTCAAGACAACTTCGGTGGTATCGGTCTTTCTTCTGTTGGTGGTGTAACAGGAGAGACTGCTGCTGATACTGCTGCTTCTACTGCTGATGCTGAGGCTAGTACTGCTAGTGGTACAGCTACTGGCGGTACGAGTGAGGGCACTGACTCTGGTACTACTGGTGAAGATGGTGCTAACGAAGGCAACGACTCCGACAATGACTCTGGCGATAATGACTCCGGTGACGGAGATTCCGGAGGCGATGGCGGAGACAATAACGGCTTCGGTAGTGACAACGACAGCGGTGGTGACGGTGGTGGCTTCAGTGATAACGAAGGTGGGCCTAACGGTGGTTCCGACAGCCAAGGCACTGGTGAAGGCCAAGCCGGTGATGGCACTGGTTCTGGAGCCAACGGTCAGAACGATGGTGGCGATGACGGTGGCTGGTAAGCCATACATACAAGGAAAGTAAACAATGGGACTTTTTGATAACTGGTCTTGGGGTGATACATGGAGTGCCCTTGGTACCGTAGGTAATCTTGCCTCTACCGGGTACGACATTTACTCCGGTATTAAAGCGGCTAACCAAGCGTCAAAGTATGCTGACCTTGCATTTGGTTCTATCGAGAAGCAGGACGCATATGCTGACGAAGCTTGGGCGAGACAGAAGGAAAAGTACTGGCCTCTTGAAGATTTGAACATTCAGTATAGTATGGAAGATCTTCAAACACTACGACCTCTGGGTCAAGCACAGGCACAGTACGCAGTAGATAGAGGGCTAGCTGACCTTCAGCAACAGCGTGAACTCGACCCTCTCTACAATGAGACTGAGAAGTCTGTTATCCGCAAGCTTACTGAAGGTGAGGACATCATTCGTGACAGGCTCATGAACCAAGCTACTGCTGACGTAGCTGCGGGTTATGCACAGCAACGTGAGCAGGACATGCGTTCTATGGGCATGGCTGGTATCAACGCTAGCTCTGGTGCCTTCTCTAACTACATGAACCGCATGGGTTCTCAGCAGGCACTGTCTGAAGCTATGGGCAGAACGCAGGCTTCCCGTCAGGCTGAAGACCTTGCTCTGTCTCGTGCGTCGCAGGCACTGAACTATCGTAAGGGTGCTTCTTTGCAGACGTATCAGGCTACTCCTTCGGTGAACAGCTCTTCTATTCTTTCTGGTCTTGGTAGTGCTAGTACTGGAAGCATGGGTCTTGCTAACATGTATATGCAAGATGCCCAGAACAGCTGGAACGGTGCTGGTCGTGGCATCCAACGTCTAACTGGAGGTAATGCATAATGCCTTCTATCGGACTTGCACTACACGCTGGTCGTCAGATGTGGGAAAGCGAGCGTAAGGAAAAAGAAACCAACGATCGCTTCCTCGCTGAACGTAAGCTCTTTGATGCACAGCTTAAGGAACAAGAAGCTGCTGCTGAATATTTGAATCAGGCTAATGAACAAGCGCGGTCTGCAAAGAAGTCTATTCTTAACAACCGTGAACGTATTCTTATCGGTGACCCTACTGGTACTGCTAACGTACTGAGAGACACTGTATACCGTGACTTTGATGGTAAGGTTACTGTTGACCCTACGACTAAGGAAGTTATTATCATCGATAAAGATGGTAAGGAAGTAGGTAGACAGCAGCCTCTTATGGGTATGGATGGTGTTGCTAAGTTGATGCAGCTTGGTAACACAATTGACCAGACCTATGCAGCTAATGTTGCAGCTCAGCAGACTGCTCAACAGCGCGCTTATGAAATGACTAAGATGCGTGAAGAGAAGGGCTTTGACTACAAGAAGGCTGTTGATGTTGCAGGCATCGGTGCTAACGCACAGCTTGGTGCTGCCTCTATGGGAGCTAATGCTACTCTTGGAGCTGCTGGTATTAAAGCTGGTGCTGATAGGTACAAGGCTGAACTTGAAGCTGATACTCGTCTACGTGCTGCTCAGATGGAGAACATTGAGAAGCTTGATAGATCTAAGTGGGCTCAAGCTGTAAGCGTTGCTACTGGTAAGGCTCCTACGATTGACTCTGCTACGAACAATCTTATCCTGCCTCAGATGACTCCTGAACAAGAGACTGCTGCTCTGAATACATACACTGGTATGACTTCTCTTCAAGGTAATCTTGGCCCTCGTGCTACGATTCCTTATGTGTTCAATGAACAAGTAGTGTACGGTAACTCTCCTACTGCACAGAATACGCAAGGTATGTTTGACCAAGCTATGGGTATGCCTGCTGGTGTTCCTGCTCTTACTTTCAATACTGGTCTCTCTGGTGTTCAGGGTAATCCTTACAATAACTTTGGCTTCAACTTTGGTGGCCAGCAGCTTGGTGCTGTTCAACTCTCCGTAGATCAGCAGGCACAGACAGCTGCCGCTGCTGAGGTTGCAAGGCAGGCTAGAGTTCTTGAACAAGCTCGTGCTTATGGTTTTATACGTTAACTAATTAAAGGCCCTTAGAATCGAAATATGGGCCAAAGAAAGGTATTCTAGTTATGGCACTGGATGGTGTTTTGAATACGGATGTTTCTGCAGCACAAGCGTATGCTGCTGCACAGGCTGCACCTATCTCTTCTGGTGTACAGCCCTATAGTGTTGTGATGGTTCCCGGTCTTACTGAGCAGGGGCCATTGCAAGACGTTCTTGCTCAGCAGGCTGCGTACCCACGTCAGCAGTTTACGACTAGTGTTCCTGTAGGTAGTGGTGCACCGAGAAGGGCAGCTCCTGCCGTAAGTGCTCAGCCTACGTTCTCTTCCTTTGAGCAGGAGATGCCTGCTTATGGTGGTTACTCTCAACCGTTTGAGTATCAAGAACCGAAGCCAGAACATGGTGAATATGTAAAGGGTTTCCTTCGTTCTATTCCTCAGACACAAGCTCTTGTTGCTGCTGGTGGTGCTGCTCTTGCTGACCTTATGGGCCATGAACAGACTGCTGGTGACTTGATGTTCTATGCACAGCAGAAGCAAGAAGAAGCACAAGCTCCTGAACTGAAAGCTGCTGTTGAATCTTACAAAGACGTAGACAGCATTCAGAAGTTTGGTGATTATTTTGCTAGTCTTCTTGGTGAACAGACGTTGAATGTAGGTATGTCTCTGGCTAGTGGTGGCGTAGGTGCTGCTGCGGGTAAGAGGGTACTTGCTGGTGCTTTGTCTGGTGCTATTGAAAAGAAGACTGCTCAGCTTGTAGCTTCTGGTGTTGCTGAAGCTGAGGCTCGTGCTGCTGCTACTAAAGCTGTGACCGCTACTGTTGGTGCACAGATTGGTGCAATGGCTCCTGAGTTTGTACTGAACACTGGTGAGAACTATTCCGGTAACTATGCTGAGGGAGGGCTACTTACTTCTAACCCCGGCATGGATATTGGTACTGGTATCTTGCAGTCTGCTGTTACACTGCTTGGTGGTGAAAGTCAGCTGCTTCGTAAAATGACTGGTGTTAAAGTACCTGACTCTGTTGAACGTTCCTTTAAGGAAAAGCTCAAGGCTTCTGCGTTGTCTCTGCCCAAGGCCATGATTGGTGAAGGTGCAGAAGAATACACACAGGAATGGTTGGGTGCAGTAAACAGCATGATTCAGGACGGACGTGCTCAGCTTACTGCTGATGACTTCGACCGTATGATGGAAGCTGGTATTGCTGGTGCTCTTGTTGGTTCTGCCTCTGGTGGAGCTAGCGTTATGGTTGACATGTTCAAGCATTCACCTAAGACAGACATTCCGTATGTTAACCCAGACCAGACGCCTCTTGAACTTCAGACTAAGTTTGAAGAAGAGCTAACTAAGATTGATCCCTTCACTCAGATTTCTAAGGGTGAAGGCATCATGCGTGATGCTATTCGTGTAGAAGCACAGAAGGCTGTAGCTGCTTCTGAAGAATCTTTTGCTCGTGCTCGTAATCCTATTGTCAATGCTTTGCGTAAGACAAAGGATGAATTGACTACTGCTCGTGCAGGTACGTCCCCTAAGTATGCTCTGCTTGCTACACAAGAAGCAAAGGATGCGTATGTCAAGAAGCTTGAACGTGACCAGCAGAAGTATGCTGCTCAGCTTGCACGTCTTGCTCAGGCACAGCGTGAAGATATCAAGCAGCGTAAGCAACAGTTTGAGAAAGATCTCTCTGAGTCTGATAAGAAGGCTCGTAAGGCTTTCCGTGAAACTGTAACAGAACGCTTTAAGAATCTTGGCTACGATACCAACCTTACGGCTGAACAGATTGTTGATGACCGTAGGTATCAGGAAGCTCTGTTTAAGAAAGATCCAGTCAAGTACACTGAGATTATAAATAGCATTCAAGATACTCAGCAGTACGTACAGCGTAAGCTCAATCGTGCTGATGAGCATATGTCTAAGTTGCAGGCACGTAAGGGTGAATACAATGTATTCCTTGAACTCCTGTTGCAGAATGCTATTCCATACAATGATCGCCAGTATGAGTTTGTTACAAGTGAGCTTGCTCGTATTGATAAAGAGCTTGCACAGACAAATAGATTGAAGGCAGAAGTTAGAAAGTCTGCCGTTAACCTTGCTCGTTCTGCTGCACGTTCACAGGACTTGTCTGAGATTCAGACGAACATGGATGCCTTATTTGCTAAGGCAGATAGGCTTGACCCTGCTGTTCCTTTTGAACTTGACTTGCGTAAGCAGTTGAAGGATCTCTCAGACAAGGAAACACAGGAACGTATTGATGCTTTGCTTAAGAATGCACGTGCTCTGCGTAGTACAGCTAAGCTGACCAACGATCCTACTTATACGTGGGATGCAGACTTTGCTGACTGGCAAGCTGCACAAATGGGTACATCTAATCAGCAGGCTGCTTTGCCTAGTGCAGATGCTTTCTCACAAAGGTATGGTGCTCTTCAGCAGAATGTTGCTCTTGAACAAGCTGCTGCTCTGAACAATCAGGTTGATCTTGATAGGGTTGCTGCTGACCAGTATATGCGTAACATGATTGCTGAACAACAGCAGCGTGCATATGAAGCTTCTCCTGCATACCAAGCACAGCTTAAGGTATCTCAAGATAAGGCTAGCTATGACAATGCTTTGGATGGTAACATCCCTGAACGTCAGGCTATTCCTCAAGAGACTTCTCAAGCTCGTCGTGACCTTGAAGCTGAACAGCTTAAGCGTATGTACAAGCAAGAGCAACGGTCTAAGCAGATTCGTAACAACATTGAAACACAGCGCCAGTCCTTTGAACGGTATACTCAGCAGGAAAAGGAAGTAGACTTCCAGCTTGCTGCTGAAGCTACCCAGCAAGTATATGACTGGATGAAGAACACATTGACTCAACTTCCCGGACTAAAGGATGTTGTATCTATTTGCTCTTCTGTTACTGACAGTAATGTACCTACTGCTGTGCATGATGCTCTTGTTAATCTGTCCTTTAAGAACACAGATAAGAAAGCTATTCCGCAAGCAGTATACTGTGACGGGAAGATTTATGTGTTTGCTGACCGAGTAAAGTCCAAGGCACAGGCAGTACGTCTGCTTATGCACGAAGGCGTTGCTCACTATGGTCTGCGTGCTATCATGACTCCTCGACAGTTTACTGGGTTCATGGCTGCTGTCTATCGTGACGCTTATGGTACTCCTCTGTGGAAAGAGTTTGAACGTCAGCGTCCTGCATACGAGAACGCTAATGACCTTGTTCGTACAGAAGAGTTCATTGCTTGGATAGCTGAACGTGAGTCTCCTAAATCTTTGCTTGAACGACTTCCTGTCATTCGTGACTTGTATAAGTTTATTCGTAAGTTGTATCAGAAGTTGTTTGGTGTAGACGGTTATGTTACTGAAGCTGATGTTAAGGATGTCCTTGCTGCTTCTGCACAGAACCTTGCCAGCAACAAGCCTCAAGGTGTTTCTTCTAATTATACTATCTGGGGTCGTGCTACGTACATGAGCACAGCTCTGAATGATGTTGCTCCTCAGTACGAACGTGTTGACCTTGTAGGTGCAGATGATTTCTCTGCTCCGTATGGTTGGGGAACTTACTTCTCTAATCCTATGAAGCTTGCTGAGTATTACAAGAGATTCAACAACAAGCAGTCTGGTCTTCCCGGACAGGTGTATAAGAACTACGCTCCTTCCTTTGAGCAGTTCATGAACTGGGAACGTCCTCTGTCTGAACAAAGATATGTTGCAGAACATCTTAATCGTTTGTTTAAGCAGATGCCTCCTCAGCAGATACCTGCACAGGATGGTATGCACATCCAGTTCTTGGGTAAAGACATAGGTGTCTTCCTTGACAAGAATGAACTTACTCAGTTTATGAAGAACAAGGGTTACCTTGAACGTGTGACTGGACAGGATGTATATGAATACCTTGTGTCTCAATCTAGCAACACTAAGCAGATCTCTAGTATGCTGAGAGACTTGGGTGTGGCTGGTACTACCTTTAACTATAACAATGCCCAGAGCTATTGTTTGTTTGAAGGTGATAACATCAGTCATACTACTCCTGCGTACAGTTCTCCTGAAGTTCGCTTCATGGTAGACGAAGATACTACTTATACTGATATGCCTCCTCTCTATCTTGAAGAATGGAAGCGTGCACAGATGAACCAGCAGACATGGACTGACCGTATAGTTAAGATCAAGAACACTGGTAAGTCTGTGGGTATGGATGGTAAGATCATTCCGCATACTGGGTTTGAAAGATTTGTAGAAGGCATGTATGACAAGTACCGTCGTATTCAGATTGTGCAAAGGTACATTAAGGATACGATTGGTAAGAATGTTATCGCTCCTGCTACAAACATCTACCGTCATATGACTGGTATGGTGAATAGAATTAACAGCATTCGCACTGATATTATGAATCAGCGGATTGCACCGCTTTGTGAACAGATTGGTAAACTTGATATTCCTGCTGTAAAGGAAGCTCTTGATGACCTGCGTAAGGCTGGTCGTAAGGTTACTGAGCAGGACAGAGTGAATGCTACTTGGTCTGCCCTTGACGAGTTCCTTCTGGCTCGACATGCACTGGAACGTAACGCTGAAGTCAACAGGCGGTACCGTGGTAAGAATACGTTAGAGTCTCCTTCTGGTCTTTCTGACCAGCAGGCACAGGCTATCATTGACAAGTACTCTGATGTGCCGGGTATGAATGAGATTGCTGCACAGTTTGACCAACTTGGTAGATACCATCTGGACATGCTGGATAAGTATCGTATTGTACCTAAGACTCTTACTGATAAGCTCCGTGCTACCTATAAGCACTACGTCCCGTTAAAGAACTGGGAAGAGTTCGTTGACGATCTTGATCCTGACTATGCACACAAGAGATCAAAGGCTGGTATTTCTGTTGGTGGTCGGGAGTTGTTGAAGAAGGCGAAGGGGCGGGAAGGTCTTGCAGAAAGTCCTTCTACACACTTGATGTTGCAGATCATGGATACTGTAAACATCGGTGAGAAGAACGATGTGTCTCGTCGTCTGCTTAACCTCGTTCGAGAAGTTCCTAACGAAGACCTGTGGGAAATCGCTACGGATAAGAATGAGAAGGGACAGCCATACTTCCGTATGTCTGAGAAGGGGGATGGCACTCTCTACTATGTGAGGAAGTCACATGGTCTTGAGGGTGAAGGACACAAGTTCATCAACGTGATTGATGACAAGGGTAACCGTGTTCGTATTGCTATCAAAGATGTAGCTCTTGCTGCTGCTTTGCGTAACGAGAACACTGTTGAAACAGGTGCAGTCATTAACTTCATTCGTAAGATGACTCAGAAGTTCTCTGCTTTGTTGACTACATATAACCCTGTGTTTGCCATCAAGAACTATCCTCGTGATATTCAGACTGCTATCTTTAACGTAGGCAATGTAATCTCTGAGGCACAGGCAAACAACTTGCTTGGTAAAGAGAACAACATTCGTCAGCGTATCATTAAGGATGCTACCTCTTTCCGCATGGTTAAGTTCCTCTGGTCAGAAATGAACGGTAAGGAATACACTGGTAAGGATGCAGCATACCTTAAGGAAATGTACAAGAACTTTGTAGACTTTGGTGGGCATACTCGTATGTTCCTTGCTAACGACTACAAGACTATGTACAAGGATGTACGTGAACTGTCAAAGCAGAAGGGTAACCTTCGTAAGACTCTTGACGGTGCTCTTAAGTATCTGGATACTATCTCTGACGTATCTGAAAATGCCACTCGGTTCTCTGTGTTCGTTGCTCTGACACAAGAGTTTGACAATCATATTGCTCAGGAAGCTAAGCGTAATGGTTGGTCAGCTCAACAGATGCAAGAGATGATGGATACTGCACATCAACGTGCAGCTAACGAAGCTCTGGAGATCACGGTTAACTTTACTCGTAAGGGTTCGTGGGCTCCTCTCTTCAACAGTCTGTGGGCATTCTCTTCTGCTAACATCGGTGGTAACGTGCGTATCTTGCGTAACCTCTGGAGGCGTGGAGATAGCTTTGCAAACAACGCAAAGAGAACCGCTGCTTTCATGGCTTATTCAGTAGCTTGTGGTATTCCACACGCACTACTGTGTAGGTGGCTTATGGGTGACGATGACGATGGTGTAAGTAAGTATGATAAAATTCCTGACTATATCAAGGACAGTAACTTTATTATACCTGCACCTTTTGGTGATGGTGGCTATGTAAAGATCCCCTTGCCTTATGGTTATAATATCTTTTGGGTAGCTGCAAATGCAATGGAAGGTGTAATCAGCGGACGCACCAAGCCTTCCTCTGCTGCTGCTAAAATCTTTGGTGCTTCATTTGATAACTTCAATCCTACTGGTGGAGCTTCCATGTTGAACTTCTTGCCTACTATCTTCCGTCCTATCGGTGAAGTAGTAGCCAACCAGAACAGCTTTGGTTATGCTCTTATGCCTGAAAGCACACACAGCTTTAAGGGTGAAGTACCTGACAGTCAGAAGTACTGGGGTACTAATCCTATGTGGTGTCGTGCTGTGGCAGAGACACTGAACTCTTGGACATTCGGGTCTAAGGTTGAGAAGGGTTGGATTGATGTGTCTCCTGAAACCATCCAGCATCTTACTGAATCGTACATGGGTGGCCTTGGTAGAGTAGTCACACAGGCTCTCGGCATGTTGACTTCTCCTGTCACTGGTGCTCCTATTGAGTTGAAGAACGTACCTATTGCTAACTCTTTCTTCGGTAAGGTTGGCTATGGTGATACACTTAATGAGTACAGCAAGATTCGGAATAAGATGCAGACTGGCTTGAATGAACTTGAGCTTGCACAGAAAGATACAACTCTTTCTCCTGATGAACGTACTGAGATTAGAAACAAGAACAGAACTATTCAGCAGCTCAAGGGTAGATATGATTCTATCAATGCTCGCTTGAATAGCGTTCGCAAGCTTGAGAAGTTGAATGAAAAGAACAACAAGTCTACGGGTACTAAGTTCTACGAAGAAAAGGAAAAGCTGCAGAAGCGCAGAGAATTTTTGATGAAGGAACTTACTCGTGTGGCTAAGCAGTCAGGTCTTGACTATAGGGATTAACTATGCTAGACATAATCGCTAAGCCTGTTGAAGCACTTGTTTCCGGTGTTGTGGGATGGTTCACGAGTAGGCAAAAACTCAAAGAGGTAGAGTTGCAGAGTAAGATCGAAGTAGCTAAAGCGAGAGCTGCTGCTAAGATTGATCTCTACAAGTCTGGGGTGGTGGGAGATATTGCGTGGGAGAAAGACTCCCTCGACAACTCTGGATGGAAGGATGAGTTCTGGACAGTAGTTATCTCTATGCCACTTATTCTTGCTTGGTGTCCGTGGACAGCAGACTGGGTAACACATGGATTTGAAACCTTTGCTACTATGCCTGACTGGTATCAGATAGCATTTGGTATCTGTGTGTCATCTGCCTTTGGCTTCAAGAAGTTTGCTGAGATCATGTCCCTCAAGAACGGTGTCAATGTTTCACGTGTGCATGAAATAAAACAGCTACTTGCTGATATGCCTGAAGATAAAAATTAGGCAAAAGAAAACCCCCTAAGAGCCCGAAGGCCCAAAGGGGGTTTCTTTGTATCTACAGTTCGATAGTGCATTCTGTTTTAACTTGTGTTTCTGTACAACCATGAATAGTCGAATGCTCTACTAGTTCAGGGTTGCTGACTTCTTTCTGTTGACTAGGATGTGTTGCTAGAGTCATACCTAGAATAGCTTTAGCTTCTCCGAGTTCTGCTTCAAGCTGACGTTTCTTAACGTCCACTTCTTGCTGAATCTTAACACCGTACATTTTAACAGCGTCATTGTCAGAAGCTAATAGCTGCGTGGCTATAGGTGCCCACGTATGAACGTATTCTGCAAGAGCAGTAAGTTTCGACATCGTAACTCCTCTAATAGAAAACCCCCTGCAGTTCTTGATCTTTCCTGCAAGGGGTTTCTGCGTGTGTATGCAACCAGTGGGTCACTCCCAGAGTACAGCCAGTCCACGCAACTGTCGCTCTTGATTATAAGATAATCATTAACGAAGAGTTGTCAAGTGTTTTCTGAAAGAAAAACTTGAAGGAACATAGTTCCGTTGTCAAGACCTAGCGTCCCTTTTTCTTCTTTTTCTTACCACCACAGGCCATACGTACCTCCCTTAGAGGAATGCGATGCGGGCAGGTTCCATACTCTCAAGATCGAGTACGAGGAGCTTGCCATCCCGCACGTCTTTCAGCAGGGAAAGCTCCCCTACCCGAGACATGGCTTTATTCAAGCAAACTTGATAGCGTTCAACATTATGAACCGCTCTATCAAGCTCACTTTTATATACGTCAACATTATGTTGAGCTTTCTTAATACGTTCTTCGATTGAAGGAACACCGAACATGTTTAGTCCTTATAAGAAAGGGGGAACCGTAGCTCCCCCAAACTATCAAGCTATGCTTTAACTACTAGGCAGCAGGCGTGGTAGTAGAAGTCTTAGACAGTGCTTCAATGATAGCACGGGTCTGAGCATTCTGAGACAGCTGCATCGTAAGCGCAGCGTTCTCACGTTCCAGCCCACTGATCTTTTCCTGAGTCATGTAACCAATGATCGCCGCCTGATTAGCCTGAATGGCAGCAAGCGTTTCACAATGGTTGGCGGCCATGCGGGTCTTGATGTCACAGAATTCCTGCTGGTTCTGGAACTGATTGGCCGTAGCCTGTTCCCGAATACCAGTAGCAAGATCCTGCATACGGAGCTGCGTCTGGCAGCAGCAATCGGAAAGCTGGTGAGACAGCGCGTCAGTGGCACGCTGAGCAGCATTCGTAGAACGTTCGATGTTCAGATTGGTTTCGCAGCAACACTTCGAGGCAGCGTCACGGGCGTCACGCACAGCATTGGTAATAGCATAGGTGCTATCACAGATGCCGTTACCGACGCGAGAGAACTGACCGCACTGTTCAACAGACATGCCGTTCAGCTTTTCAAGGATGAGTTGGTTCGCATTGTCCAGACCATTAGGAGCCATGTTACGTCCAAACATACCGTTACCAAACCCTCCGAAAGCGAACAGGATGATGAGGATCCACCACATCCACTGCTGACCACCCATACCACCGTTCATCATAGCCATCATTTCGCCAAGCTTGTTGTCGTCACCAGACTTAGCGAGAGTAAGGAGATCCGCAAGAGAGCCTTGTTCCATCATGTTCAACCTTCTAGTTAGTTAAGCGTTAGGACAGAGACAGGTAGCCAAGGAGATAAAGTCCACCTGTCTCTGACGTAGCTAACAACTACGTTTAAGGTAACACGATGTGTCTTATAAGAGTATAAGACTTATTAGAAGTTTGTCAAGGGTTACTTACCCATTTGCTGGCAAGCCATCTTCAACAGCTTGGAGAACTGATCCCAGTCTTCCTGCTTGATATCCTTCGGAACTTCAAAGTCAATGTTGTAGTCCTTGCCATTACAGGTAGCCTTGATTTCAAACTTAGTCATGTTCTATATCCTCGTTAGTTGCAGGTTTAAAGTTTTTACATGTGGAGCAGTAGTCTTCATAGTCACGCCAAGCATTGCAACAATCCCAGTAAGGATAGTCTTTACACCAATGGCATGTCTCATGAGTCTGTTCCACTTTCTTCCGTGTGTGGAAGAACGTATACAAGATCTCTAGCAAGCGCATCTACTTCCTCCTTGTAAAGCTGATAGATATCTTCAAACACAGGTGGAAAGAGTTTGTGCATGTCACTCAGCAGCCGTAGCATAATGTACCGCATGTCTGGATGAGCATCCTTTGCACACCTAAGTTTAAGGATAGTTCTCCACTCTCGAAGGTTAGCTGTTACTACAAGGTCAGTAGCTAAGGAGTTAGGCAACACAGCACGAGCTACTTGTGGAGAATAGCCAGCTTTAATAAGATTGTTATACACAACCTCACATTCTTGCATGTGCCAACCCCACGCATTCATCGAGTCAACGTCCAGTTCAGTACTGGGCTTTACAAACTCAATGTCCTTATCCTTGTAGTTGCAATATCGAGTACTTTCTTGAGCGAAACTCGCAAGGCGGTGACGCACCAGTTCATGAGAGATACCACGGTCAATCCGAAAGTGTGCAGTAGCGTACCCGTGTTCGAGCATAGCTTCGTGCCCTCGACGTACAAGTCGCTCGATGAAAGCCACGTGAGAAGTTTCATTGATCTTATCCTCCGATTTATAACAGGTACGTCCAGCGTCTTCAATCGTTTGCATGATGAAGTGTGGAGCAGATTGCAAAGACACTATGACAGAAGGATCAATTACTTTCATGAGCAGCCTTCAGATAGATGCTAGGGTCTTGGAAACCATACATCGCAAAGCCTGCTGCATTCTTGTGACCACAGATACCAGCAACGGTAGTAAGGTCGTTGTCACCTTCAGAGCGCATACTGAAGTGCCATTCCTTTCCGTCCCAGTAGTACCAGCCAAAGCCAAAGTAACTATCATCAAGCTTCTGCATAGGGAAGTCATAGCTATCAGAAAGCTTTGAGTTCACCATAAGGAACTTCTTGCCTTCAATCACCATGTCGTGCACATTACGTTCACGTTCCTCAGCAAGGCCAAGGCGATACATATGTGCAACATTACCCATGTTGATAAGTTGCAGGACTACATCCCACTTCATACGCTTAGCACGTTCTTCGTCAGGTGCATCTGCAGGAAGAGTGTCGATAGTTTCAAAGCACGCTTTCCAGAACTCATAACCATCTTCCGTAGCAGGGTCGGTGATGATGAGCTTCATACCTGTAATGAAAGGAACAATGCGTTCGTCTGCCTGATGATCCCACACATCATATCTACCAGTCATCCACACAGCAGGAGGCATCTTGGCTTCACCCATAAAGGTTCCCCAAGTAATCTCACAACCAGACTGATAGATACTGTGGTACACACGGATGTAAGGCTTAGTGTCTGTACCTGTCGTATCATAGTCCTTAGCCCACACAGAAGACTTGTGGTGGTCAACAACCACAATAGGAAAACCTTTGTCATGAAGAGCCTTGAGGTCTTCTTCAGTAGGACAGAAGTCAAGGAACACAAGCCGAGCACCAGCTTCGAGATCACCGAACATCTTGTCAGAGTCATACCCGTAGTTAATGGAGCGAAGGTCAAGCTCTTCGTTCTGGTCACAGGAGTACTTGAAGACAGCAGCAGCACAATGCCCGTCAGCATCTTCATGATAAAAGACATACGTACTAGGCATTAAATTCTACTCCTGCTGCAAAAGGTGCATCAACGTCAGCTTCCACAGCAGCTTGAGCTGCTTGTTGGTCAAGCCTAAAGATCTGTTTAACATCAATCATCTTAAGACCAGCTTCATCACACCAACGGATAGGACACTTAAGCTCGTGTGCAATAATGCGAGCACGTTCACAGTCAGGCTGAAAGTCAACATAGACTACAGCGTCATCCTTTGTGATGACAGAACCTTTCTCACTGTAGTCTGCATTGTCTTTCACCTGCAGGTACTCAACGTCCTGCAAGCCAAACTTACCAGCTGCTGCATAGTTCTTAAGCAGACCAAGAATAGACTCTTCTTGGAAGACGAAGTATACCTTACCCATTCTGCACCTCTTCCTGAACTTCAGGCTGTCCTTCCTGTTCCTTCCTTACTTCCGCAAGAGCTTCCTCAAAGCCAAGACGCTTGCACCACACAAGAGAAGCATAGTGTGCAATCTTGAGCAGGTCACGCGTAGCTTCAAGCTCACCACGAGAGTTAGAATCCATACGGTTCACATACTTCTGAATCTGCTTGATACAATCATCAGCAGACCAAGAGGCAACATTGTCATCAGGGAAGTCACCGTACTGAGGAACAGTGTACTCTTCAACGTGTCTGCCTACTTCATCAGCAAAGCAGTCCCAAAGAAGAAGACGATTAGAACGAGGACTGTATTCGTCACTGGCTTCATTCTCCTTAGCTACATCTTTCACCCAATTCTCAACAGCCAATTGAGCACGCACTTCTTCCAACACAGCTTCTTTATTAACCGACATACATTTCTTCCTTTCTTTTCTTTTGTTCATGAGGTTCAATCTTCCAACAGACAACATGTCCAACATCCTGTCCTTCACGCTCAGTCAAACGCTTGACCACTTCTGGAATACGCTTGTTTGCTTCTTCCTTAGCTTCAACTTCGTTTGTTGCGTTGATAAACATCTGAGTTGTGACATACTTTCCGTTGGCTCCTTTACCACGGTAACGAGCACGGAACTTCATGTCAGCTCCTAGTACAACCAGATAGTTGGACTCGGCTTCTTGGGATCGCTGTCCACATGGATGAAAGACTTAGCGATACCAACACGAGTAAAGCCTGCTGTAATAAGAGCCTGAACAATCTTGAACTTCTGTTCACCAGTAGCCGCACTGATATCAGCAGCGTACCCAGTTGTATGGGATGAACCAGCTACACCACCAACAGCTTTGTTGTGTGCAGGACAACGGTATCCAGAAGTAATGACGAAAGGAATACCGGCGATTTCGCGTGCAAGGGTGAGCTTATCCACAAACTCTTGGTTCATCTCGTTTGTGTTACACCCACACTTACACTGAAATTCTTTTGCCTTGAAGTATGTTGTGTCTTTCATTTTTTCTTTACCTTAAAGTTGAGAGGGTCTGCAACACGCTTGCACATTGTCGACGCAATGTAACACGCTTTCTCGAACACCTTGCAGAACTGACAAGGCTTGATGCCTGTTTTCTTCAAGGATGGAGGAGGTGTTGATTCCTCTCTGTTTGTGCATTGACGACACATTCTAGGTAGTGTGCCCCAGTAAAACTCATCCTTCCTACGAAGGGGAATTGGAATCTCATCAGAATGCTTGAGTGCCTTATCGATCATATCGAAGAAGTCCATTATGCTACCTTTTGCTCAACATCTTCATCCAATCTTATCTGTGTAACAATTGGATTGCCGATGGGAAGACCTTTCTTAGAGAACTCTACGCATCTGATGTTAGCGACCTTGCCTATAAAGTTAAAAGGTTTATCGCTTCCCTCTTTGTACATGGCCTGCCGAGTCTTCAAAGGAAACGAAGGCACGGCGTAGAAAGGTTCGTTGTTTAGTCTAAACATAAAGATAATAGCACCGTTCACATCAGACACAAAGCCTGATATCTTAGCGTTAATATCTTTGTACTGTTTATACTTCAGAAGATCATAAGATCTAATACCTTGCCGATACTTAGCACTGTAGTTACGCAGCATCAGTCCTTCGTATCCTTCTGCAAGATATTCTTTCTGTTTCTTCTTTATATTAACTATTCCTTTGATATAGTCAATAGGGCAAGCCACAACTTTTTTAAGATCTTTGTCTGCGAGCAAAGCACGGTAGCGTGCAATGCGTTCAAACTGGAGCTCTTCGCTGATGGTATCGTACACCCAGTACTGCAACTTGTTTGTAGCAGGACTGTATGCTTTAACAGCAGACACTATATCTTGCAGTGGCATACCGTGGCAGTATATTTCACCGTCCCATACACAGCCATCAGGCATAACTTCAAGCAACTCTTTGTAGAGTTTTTTATGGCGCTGCAAGACATCGTATGACTTACCTGTCCTTGACAGGAAGGTCAGCTTGTCACCATGCCTTTGACACGTACAGCGTACACCATTGAGCTTGGGCTGACAGATATAGATCGTGCTGTCATTGACTTTGTTTTGATGCTCTATATAAGACTGAGCTAACATAGGACGAATAGGGAGAGCAGACAGCTCGGCCTTGCTCTCCCTGTATCCCTTATCAAGCTGCTTCTTGAACCTAGACTTAGTTTCATTTACAGCTTGTTGTAGCGCAGTCGTAGCATTCTTCTTGCCCGCATTCTTACCGCAGTTATAGGAACGAGTAGTCTCCTTAAGAGTACCGCCTTCGTAACCAGACTGAATAAGTATGCTGGCTGTACCGTCTTCGTTTTCATACGCATGAGCTTGCCACGTCATTGTCTTGCCGTTAGCTGTCAGTGCATAAAGAAGAGCGGTACTATATGCTTTTACGCTGCCTTCTTGCATTTGTCTTCCTTTGTATCGGTAAGAGTAATAACTTCATTGGGTGAAGTTTCTTTCACATATCTATCATTAACTACTCCTGTGGAATTGTCAACAATATCTTCTGCTACTTTCTTACTCAACTTACCAAACACTCGGACAGACTTCTTTGTCTTACCACAACGAGAGCACTTGAACTGTTCGACTTCAATACGGATGATGTCATACGCAGTGCCAGTCCACACTTCAGTGCTTTCCCAGTTGTGATCTTTGAGCCAACACATGACTCCCATAGATTACCTCAGCTTATGCTGCGTGACGGTAATGTTCGTGCTCCTTATACCCTTCCATCTTACGGACTTTCATATCAGCAATCAGGCGGATAGCAGAAGCAGCAACCTGACAGGCTTCTTCACAAATCGCAGTAGTGTCACGCCATCTCTCCGGTTTGTAAAGCTCATGTTTCAGCTCGGCCATCTCTTCTTTGAGAATCCAAGCAGAATGCTCGATAGACGGATGCGTCTCAGGGTGGCGTTTATGCGCGTCCTTGATGGCTTCCTTTACTTCTTCGAGTGCTTCCATGTTTGCCTGTTCTATCAGTCTTTCGTTCGACATTAGTACTATTACTCTCAGCTAAGGTATCAGGCTTCCAACACGAGTAGCCGTGTCGTTTAGCCCACGTTTTGTACGTGGTGGGGTTCTTTGTAGACCGAGAGATAACTTTATCTTCAAGCATGAAGACGAAGCGTATATCTAAGTCTGGATGTTGCTCACGAATCTGAGCCATCTTACTTCGCATAGAGGGATCAAAGTATCCCTTTGCTTCGACAAAGAACTCCTCACCGTCTGGAAGTGTAACCTTAAAGTCAGGTTTATAATATCGTACAGCGGGCTGCCAAGGAATACGACAAGGTTCATACTCCCACTTGATACCAAGCTCGTCGAACTTTTTAGCAAGTTCTGCTTCAAACTTAGAAGCAAACCTTGTCTTGTTATAGGTTGATTTTATAGATCTCACATATGCACACTACCTCTGTTAAGGCAACCAGATAACCTTAGCCAGCTGAGCAGTATCCACAAGAGGAGATTCATAACCACAACCAAAACATTTAACAAAGAACATCCCGCTCATCGTTTTGTATATGTCAAGATGTTTACTGGAACATACTTGGCATGTACTCCCGTTTTCCAGCGGGCACAGTTTCATAACTGGCTCGTCCAAAGTTTACCTCCCCAGACACAAACGCCTGATACAAACCAGACGCCAGTGTGGAAATTTGTGTATGGTTCAACTTCAAGTCTCCGTGCACATCAATGGCTTCGATAACTTCATGAACGAAGTTACTACCACCGATGCCCGGCTTGTCCGGGACATGCATCAGAGAAATGGTAGTCGTCTGAGGATCATATTGTGCAAGCACAACATCAGTCTGCTGACCGCCCTCCACTACCTCGATAGGGTCACTGAAAACTTTTACGCTTACGTCGTGACCGAACACGCTGAGCGAGCTAGGATAATCCATATTAGATACCTGCCTTTGCAATGTCTTGAATGTTTTGTTCAAGCAGCTGGATAGTACGCTGTATGTCTTCCATCGTGCTAGTCTTTACGCGGATAGCAATGTCCACGAGAAAGAGAGGAAGGTTAAACACAACCATCATACCCCAGTACACATTAGCCATACACCGCCAGATAGTCCCAATGAATTTCTTAATCATTCGTATACTCACAGGCTTGAAGTTCAAAGGTAATGCCAAGAGTTTCCTCAATGGCTTTCCTAATGTTGTCTTTAAAGTGTACTCTTTCTTTGAACACACCAACTACCTTCGTGTCGTTGCATTCTGTATCAGTGTTATACACATGGCTAAGAAGGACATACACTTGCATTAGTTCACCTTATCAGCAGTTATGAATTCTACTTCATCTATATCAAAGCTATCCTCGTCGGTATATGTGGTATCCTTATATAAGTCAAGGAGTCTCTGCATGTTTGCTTTAAGCCACTTCTCAGCAGTGTCCTTAGAGTCACATACAGCCATAGTACTCCAATGACCCCAACCACCTATGTCACACTGCACAAGATATACTTTCATTCTATCGCCTCCACAGTTTGAATAGTGTACCGTACCCAATCTGTCTGTTCGAGTTTATTAAACTCTTCAAGACCAGAGCGACCCAAGATAACAGCATGGACGTAGGCTATTTCTTCTACGACAGGCTCGCTTCTTGTTTCCAGCCTAAGAATTACGTCTGCTTTCATATCTACTCCTATAAGGTGAGGTAACCTTAGCTACCCCACCTTGCAAAAGTTAAGCACTATGCATTTGCCTTCGCTGCTAGGATATCTTTGAGAGGAGCTACGTACTCAAACCGTTCCTTCTGTTGCACATCAGGATACTTCTCCTTATCTACATCAGACAAGAACTCAGCGACAGGTCTAACGAACAGCTTGCGATCTCCATAAAGGGAACGATAAACAACGAACTCGTTTGTGTCAAGATTCGCATCTTTAGCAACCCCAAGTACGAGATATTGATTGTTCTTGAAATGCTTCACAACAGTCATCGGCTCAAGCTTATTCATATTACACCCACTCATCGGTTTGTGGTACGTTGACTTTACCAAGTTCTTTGCCTTCGGACACACGCAAGTTATACCATCTGCACATGTCAGTCCAGTACGCATACTTACAATGTCCTCCATACTTCTTATGCCAGAACATCAGCGTATCAAGAATGTTTGCAGGCCACTTCCATCCGCCATCTCTACGTGCCATGTACGCACGAGTAGACAGAGTCGTGTACGAGTTACCTCCAAACAAAGCATTGAGAAACTGATTCAAAGCAAGAAGCCATTGTGGTGTAGTCAAGCATTAGTCCTCTACAGTTGAGATATCCTTCATAACCTTGAAGCAACGAACGAAGTCGTCTTCCTTCAAAGTAACCTTGATACCAGACCGAAGTTGCACATCGACAATACCTTTGTCTCTATATGTAACGATGGCAGGTATCTTCAATTCATATCTAATCACTACACAATCACCTCCTCAATAACTTTCTTATACTGATCAGAGAAGTCATCGTTCTCAACGACATCCCAGATATAATTATTAGACGGATCATACACGAACCAATCGTTTACTCCTATAGTAGTAGCATCAACGATACGACCGTCTACGTCTCTCTGAATAATATCAATCATAGGGTTTACTTCTTGTTTATGCACAAGAAGTTCAAAGCCTAGGTCAGCCCAGACCTTGGACAGTTCAGAGAACTGCTCATCAGAGTATTGTATAGCATACTTGATCACAGGGTCATCTGCCCATACAGGACTATCTTGTACCTTGAGCATCTTTCCACTCCTTGTGCTGGCTGTGCACTTTAGCATGTTCACTTTTTGTGAGAACAGCTAGATTGTTTATGTCATTATTTAGCTTGTTCATGTCAATGTGATGAACTTCATATCCTTTTGGTAGCTGTGTCCAACCAAACTTCTCACACACCAGTAGGATATGCTCTCTAACAAAACCTCTTGATACATACCCTGTGTACCATGAAGGTGGACGAACTGCCTTATAACCTTTTATGGAAGATACACCATCAAGTTTGTATCTAGGATTTTGTAGACCACAAAATGTAGTATTTTTGATAGCAGCTTGCTTATGCATATCTTGCTGTGTAGACAGCAAAGGTACTTGACGCATGATATCATACAACACATTGCGGTGCATACCTACTGTGCGTGAAATAAAACTATAGGACAAAGGGAAGAAGCTGAGTGCCAGAGAAAGAAATAAAAGAGTAAGACCTTTACGTCTAGCTCCCCATGTTTTGCTTTTTGTATTCTGCATATTGGTTGCACCAGTTTTTGACTGGACAATATTTCTCACATCTGGTTCTCTCGCCCGGTCGAAACTCAACTTTGTACTCAGAGCCAAGTCTCTTGTGGCGAATGTACTCATCTGCTTCTTCACGAGTGTCACAAAGTTTTGTGGCCTTCGCTGCTCCTACCTTGTAAACGGCATACTTAGCAGGCTTCTCCCAGCATTCGTCCGGAGTGCATACTGGCAGCATGTCATCGCTACAGGATTCGGCCTCCACGTGTAGACGAAGGCGTTCCTTGTAGTAGGACTCGCGCTCTTCAAGAGGCAGCACGCGGAACCTGAATTCGTTGAAAGGTAAGTCGGGATACTTGTCATCTTTGTACCGTCCAGATTGAGGTCTCCAATCCATATAGATGGCGTTGATGGCAACATCCTTTACAGGATACCCCTCCTTCTCAAGGAAGTACGCATTGATATTGAGCTGGTCAATCCATTCTTTCTTACCAGTGCTTCCGTGCATATACGCGGAGCAAGTTTTCCAGTCGGAAAGAGTTTGTGTCTCTTTATCATACAAGTCAAACTTTGCGACGACCCGTCTGTATGTTGACTCATCGCCTCCATCAGGCTTGTCAAAGCGTGTGACTTTACGTTCGACCAGATACTTTGGATTTTTTGAAAGAGCTGATTCCATCTCATGGTGTACTGCGTTACCTCTCCAGACATACCATTGATCCATCAGGTCTTCGACAATCTCATGCTTGTGTCTCTTGTAGAGCTGCACATAACGTGGACTATCAATCAGTGACGTGGCACTGTAGTCTGACGCACCAACAGGGTCATAAGGTTGAGGTTGAAGGGCGTCCTCAAATGCTTTGGGCAGACGATACTTGTTTGTGTACATAACACTCCTAAAAAGAAAAGGCCAGTATATGATGTATATGTTGTCAAGTTACATATTCACATCAATAGACTGGCCTCTTTTGAGTTAAGCTAACTTATCTTACCCAAGCAGGAGTTCCACCGGTAGCAGCCAACGCGGCCTCGCTACCTTCAACGCCTTGCGACTTGAGAGCTTTTTCTTGCTCTTCTGTCAACGGTTCATATGTGGGAAGATCTCTGCTCTCACCGAGCTTTTCAACGGAAGCAATGTCCCACATATTACCACCTCTGCGAACGAACTTCATGATGACAATGTCACCCGGAGAACATGCTTTCTGGAAGAACTGTACAATAGAACAGTTAGGACGTTCGATACCCTTCTCGATTACTGTGGTAGCAGTGTTCTCAAAGAGAATCTTTTCATAAGGAGTGTTGGGATCTTTATCATATCCCTTGCGTTCTCCTTTGAGTACGTAACCAGTAAAGGTACGACCAGCCCTTGACACCAGATCATGTTTCAGTTCGATGCTATCGAAAATAAACCACATGGACTTTTCCTATGTTTTCACGCGCGTATAAAAGAAAGATAAACACGAAAGAAGATTTGTCAAGAGAGGAAGGCAGGAAGATCTGCGAAGATCTTATCCATCTCTTCTTCCTTGATCGCTTTCATGTTACCATAGTCATACCCTATTTCACAGTCTCCTGTCAAGGGTACCACAATATCCCAACCAAAGTATTCTTTAGCAAGTTGAGGAAGACTGTGTATCAGTTTGAGAGCTTCACGACATAACGTCTCTGCTTCTTCGATGGGAGAATCAAATACCATAGAGTCATGCACTTGAAGAATAAACTTAGCAAGAAGTTTATATTCTTGTGTACGTGTAAGCAACTTCCACATAAGCAAATACATAATGTCAGTTGACCCAGATTGTACCGGGTAGTTTGACACTTGCTTTTCATCAACAGTTTCTACACCATCATAGCCCATCATGTTATCAAACGTAAGTACACGTCCAGATGGATTACGAAGATACCCTTGTGACTTAGCAAGTTGCACGTTTGTGTCTTGCCACTTCTTAAGTCCTTGGTACTTTTGGTAGAAAGCTGCAACAATTTCTTTCCATTTCTTTAAACTGTAGTCAGGCATCCGTTGATCTCTATAGAATCCAGAGGCTGAACCACCGTACAAAAGACGGAACGACATTGTTTTTGCAGTAGTACGAAGTCTTTTAAACTCTGCTGAATCTCGTGGATACTTGTCTGCACCGAAGAAACGTAAAGCATTATCAGAATGAATGTCCAGACCTTCATTCAATTCATGAAGCATAACTGGATCTCGGCTTAACTCAGCAGCTATACGCCATTCAATCTGAGCTAAGTCAATGTTTACAATAACCCCTTGTTTACTTTTAAAGAATGTTTTGATGGGGCTGGTACCATTACGGGGAAAGTTCTGCCCATTCTCAAATTTTGTATGCCGATCAGCTAAGCATACTTCCCACATTACTGTGGTAATTGGACTATATCATCAAGAGTAGACAGTACCTAAAGAGTAAGTCTACCCAAGCTGGGCGCTGTCCTATGTCTTCATAGGCACTTAGTCTCTGCACCTTCTTCAGTACTGCATGAATACGTCTGTGCTGAGCAGACTTTAACAAAGCTAGATTCCAAATCTTGTTGCACAATTTATCGCCATTAACATGATGAACGTGCGTCCCTTTGGGAATCTTTGTTATACCATATCTTTTACAGACAACAACGTGATGTACAAAAACTTTGCTAGAGTTTCCACGTGTTCCTAAAAACCAGCGCGGCTTATAGACTAAAGCATAACCGTCATTGTCTATTGTAATACCACCTGTATAAAAAGGACTGTTCTTTCCTTTCCTGTTATACATAGTGTTTAACTTGCCAAGCTGCGCTCGTCTATAGTTCTTGGATTTGCGTGCTTTTCTTTCTTCTTCTGAAAGTCTATTCTTAGCTACTCGCCATATAACTTTAGCACTAGTCTTTAGTTCATCAGCAATTTGCTGATATGTAAATGATGTGTTGATTAAGAGATGGTATGCTTGTTCATGCACTGAAGCTTGGCTCATGATTGCCCTCAGCAATCTCTGTTAGGGTTTCCATGAGTTCACCCAGTTTTACAACCCCAATGGGTACTTAGGGTTGGAAGAAGAGAGTCTACCTGTACGTGTGATGCACTGGTTAAAGGAAGGATGAAGCCTATCGTCTTTACCGATGACAGCAATCAATCCTGCCTCTTTCTCTTCTTTAGAACCAGCAATTGAGGACACTACTTTCATCAGCTTCTTCTGATCTCGTAGTGTTTGAAGGAAGGACTCAGAGCGTTTGTCACGAGACTTTAACAAATCAAGTGTGTTCTTATCAGTTGATGGCAAGCCGGTCTTCTTAGACAAGCAGCCATCTGGAACTTTAAAGCCAAGTCCCTTGATAGGAATCTCAATCTTAGTCTTGCGTGTGGTGATCTTAAACTTACCGCTCTTTAGCTGACGAGCTACAAGTTCAGGAACTTCTTTCTTCCAAGAACCACCAAATAAAACAGCACTGAGTTGTGAAGCAGAGGAGGGAGTAAAGTCAATACCAGCCAGATCGACCAGCGTCTTGTCCATTGCTTTAACCTGTTCACGCGTTTGGTTACAGTAAGCAATAGCTTCTTCTTTGTCGAAGGCTGCACCAGATACTTCCATGTCAGAAAGGATCTGGGTTAGACGGAAAGAAAGTTCCGTTATCTTGCCAAGGCTTGCACGCTCAATGAGCGGGAGTTGTTTCTTGAACACGTCATGTGTAAGATGTACGTCCTGCTTGAGATAGTCTTCATGAATCTCCAACGGAATCTCATCCGTCTCGTATCCAGCTTGCCAATACATAGCCATAGCATCGAGCTTATGCCCTAAGCCATAGCGTTTGGCAACAGCATTCAAACTGTACTCAAGTTTGCGCTGGCCATTTATGAGATAGTCAGCTACCATCGTACACCAGACTGGCTTGTCCTTGACATTCAAACCAATCCACTTCAACCAGTTCAAGTCGAACTTAATGTTGTGTCCAATCAAGAAATCAACACTGTCAATCTCTTGTTGGATTTCAGCAAGAAGTTCTTCATGTGGTCTATCATTCGGATTGAAGAACCACACAGTTGAGGTACCGTCCTGACGTTCAATTCCAACAGAGCACAAGAAGGAACCTACTGTCCAAGGCATGTGCTTCGGTGCTTTAGAACATTCTATGTCGAGTACCGCGTAAGGCATATTACTTGCTCGGCTTGTTCGTCGTCACTTCAGGCTCATCAAGAGAGAAAGACATAGCAGCGGCAGCAGCCGGAGTATAGTTCTTGAGAGCAGTGAGCATGTCGACGAGGGAGAGATCGCGCAGAGCAAGACCAGTTTCCTGTTCCAGCTTAGCAACAAATTCTTCAAGGGCGATATCAGCCTGAGCAATAACCTTGTTAGTGAATACGGACATGTTTACTTCTGTTCCATGTTAGGGTTCCCATATATCTCAGACAAGAGTGACTTGAAGGTGGACTTGATCTCAGGTGAGCCAGAACCTTGGGGAGACTGGTCGTCGGACTTCGACACTTCGGAGAAGCTACCTGATGCCTTGTCAGTATACAAGGCACATGAAGCGTTGAACACTACTTCATATCTGCCATGCTTACCTTCATTCATCTTGTTCTTACACAGAGATATATATCTAATACTGCAAACAGGATTGTCAACATCATCAAATGATTTTCCTATCCCAATTGCATAGTCAAGCTCACCGGGCTTACCGGTCTTGCTGTTGTCCATGTCAGAAGTCTTCAACCATTTTAACCCTTCGGCTGAAGCTGACGCCTGACCAACAGCAATAACATCACAGTCGTATGACTTAGCGAGTTCACGGAACTTACCGTACACAGCTTTAAGTCTATCGACAGTTGACATATCTCTGTCACCAGAGAAACGAACCTTGTCACCTTGGTCAATAACCAAGAGACGCACGTTATATGTCTTCATCAACTGTTCAATATCTTCAACGGTGATGATAGCTTGGTCATAGATTTTTATTTTGTGTCCACCTAATTTGGTGAACTCTTCTTCTGCATCAGTAGGATAGTTTATGAGATCAGTCTTGTTGCACTTAAGCACTGACTGATAGATACGAAAGAGAACACGCTTGCCTTTCTCTTCGTTGTTACACCAAAGTATAACCTCATCATCCTTTAACTGTGATGCAAAGTTAGAAACTTCTGATACAATAAACGATGTCTTACCTGTATCGACTCTAGCAAATACGTGACCAAGGCTACCACCTCTTAGTTCTCCGATGCTTTCGTTCAGGCAGGACAAGCGCCATCGTAATCCAGCTTCATGTACTTCTTCTTGTAAGAGTTCAGTCAAGTTAGACTTTACAAATAGTTGGTCTTCATCTTTGTTAAGCTTCACTTTGCGTTCATTGAACTCTGATAACATCTCCTGTACTTCGTCAAGGACAGAGTATGAATCACCGTCAAGAACTTCAGTCAACTTAAATACCATCTCACTTGCAAAATATTTCTCAAGAAAGTGGTTTAAGTTTTCTTCAAGTACTTTATTATCAATCTCAGTTGAACCTAAACGCTCAAGGTAAGCAGAATAAGATGTTCTCTTCTTCAGGATAGGGTGCTTCACTGAAAAGAAAACAAGTAATTCTTCAACACTAAGGACTTCTTTAT